GTTGTTTTCATTCAAGAGCATATTCTTCCCCTGCTCTCTGAACTCGCCGAATCTAATCCAGCACCGATTCTACCTTGGGCTTCGGCTCGCGAGAACGAGATCTCGCACTCGCTAGTTTAGGCGCATCATCGTCAGCCTGTCGACATCGAACTAGATGCTGAATCTGGGTATCGAGCGTCGCACGATCTGCGGCTGGCTCAAGTGCATCCCAGAGTTCCTCTGCCAAGGTAACGGGGGCAGGACGATCACGTAGAGGTAGAAGTTTCCGAGTATTGTAGCTCAGAATTCGCTTGGCATCAGGTATAGGCCTGACAAGCATCCATGGCTCGACATCCAATGGTGCTATGCCTGCGTCCGTGACTGGCTCGCAGTCCCTCAGTTCGTCACTCGCCTCTTGTTTGCACTCAATGTGCTCCTCCTCTCGTTTCTCATCTTCACTTCGCTTCGGTACGTGAAACGGAAATCCGTGCCGAATGGGTGGTTTTAGTACCACCCGCTCCAATTTCTTGGGAGGTTCAGGCAATGGCACGGTACCCCATGGCCACGACTGAGAAGCCGCGGACAAGGTGGTGCAGATTAGTGCACTCGACCATGCTGATGTGCCCGAACGCGTGGCCTGCCAAACTACATCAGGAGACGCTGTGGATGGCCCAATCCGGTTAATTTGAACCGAAGAGAGCGCCCCACCCGCATACAAATTCGTATTGTTCAGGATGTTGAAAGCGGTTGAGACAGAGAAGCTCATACTGTTGGTATTCGCACCAGTGCTGAGATTAATCAGCAGTACATCTCCCACATTAGTCTGTGGGAAGAACAGGTTTGCCGTTGAGTTAGAGGACGTTACCGAGTAATTGATCGGTAAGTTCCCGTAAATTGGCGCGGTGCTCGAAAATGCTCCGGTAGTACCAGAGACTGAGCTAAGTACCAAGGTAGATTGACTGTCTGTCGAGGCGTCTTGTAACACGGGCTTCATGAATGTCACATCATAAGAGACCCATAGTCCACCGATTTGTGTCACCCCGGACTGCATACCTTCCGTAGCAATCTGAAAATTCCCTACATCATACAGACGCAAGTCTGACGACGCCGGTGGTGCTCCTTGCCTGACGTACAATACGTCCGAAAACGATTTTCGTGTGGCGCATTCCACCGCATGGGTCAATCCAGTGCATGGCACTCCGTAGTTGGAGTATAAGGATGCAAGCATTTGTCGCGAACTTATGAAGGACGCGTCTAATGCATCATAATCGGTTGCCATTACCACCTGTCCTAGCGCCGTGTTGGTGCTTGAGACAGCCGTGGCGGACGTTGTCACATATTCAAATATAAGACCGTGCATCTTATATTGCTCGTAGTTGGCGGCTAATTGAGATAACCACGGGAATGTTGTGTCAATCCCAGGGTTAATGGGGTAAGAGGTGTTTGTAAAAGCAGTGGTCCCGTTGAGGGGCCCTAGATACTCACGGTGTTTCACGCGAATCTCATTAGACCCGAAATTTGGTACAGGTCCACTACCAATAAGGGAGTTCATGGAGACTTTGTAGTCCCCACTACCCTTGATCTCACCACTCATCATTCCCATGAAAGGGGATATTCCTGGAGCCAAGTAGTTCATAGCCGCTGTAGCCATAGCTCCGGGAAATCGTGACATTATCCCCTTTCTCTTTTTCTTTCCATACTTCTTCTTCTTCTTTGGGCGGCCTCCCCCGCCGCCATACTTCTTACTGAAGCGTTTCTTGGCTCCTCCAACCAAGATGGAAGCTAGCATTTGTTGGACGCTTCCTGATCCTTTCTTTTTTCCTTTCTTAGGCATTATTGTTCCAAAAAACCGTCTATCAGTGTTGTTTTTTGGTCGGGCAACGCCAAGGTAATCATGTTACCCTGATCGGTGCGTACATAGTGGTAAAAATATGATCGATGATCCTCTGTCATGTACTGATCAAAGATGTAGTCCCCAAACGGTTCAAGGCCATGAAGCCTTTCGAAGTACCGTTCCATGACGAACTGGTCTTCTACTGTTATATTAAACTTCCGTTCCATAACCACACGAGTGGTCATTGGGATATCTACAGGTTTCATATATTCTGCCAAGTCAATCTTCCCTAATTGCTCCTTGAGCCAATAATCGTCAATGCGAAAATGACTACCAGCGGTTTCTCTCAATAGGTACTGACAAAAGGATTGAACGACAGGACAACCACGTGTCATGCACATGGTGGACATGGCTTTGCCACGCAACAACTCCAGCATCGTTTTTGATCCTGACTTAGCATACTTGCCACTTATCCATCCCATATTTAGTATGATTTTTATGGGATTGACGACATTAATTAAATCATGTTCATGAAACACTAGCCCGCAGAAGCTAGCTGTACATAAGTCGTCATGCAACTCAATTTTCACATTCATGCCTAATCGTGTGTAGACATTTTGGAGTTCAGCGAGTCCCATTCCCTTAGGGAGGAACAAGCGTGCTAAGCAATCATCGCCTTCGATGACACATTTGCTTTCTTTAAGTTGCAGGTATTTGCACACAAACAGGAATATCATATAATTAGTAAACCCGTTGCCGAGTGACGTAGTCATCTCTCCCGACATCCTACCAGCAGGCAGGAAACACTTCAAGACTTTGAAGAAGATGGAATTTGTTGAAGTAACCGTTTTCTCGTAATAGTCCAAGACCTTGCGGGCCTCAGGACAGTCACGAGCCATTCTGCGATACAGTTGGAATTCACATGCCCTCATTAACTTTGCCGTAAAATGAGATTCGTAGGCGGTATAGTCCGTAGCCATATATGTTGCACCGGGGTGGCTCAGACGATCCAGTATATATTTGGCCCGTTGCATAACAGGCACATGCTTCACAAAAGCTGGATCCTTATATAATACCTCTTCAATTTGCTTGAAGAGCGGTCCGACAATGACCTTGAATGGGTCCTTGCGGGCATAAATAGCCCGCTCGTGTTTGTAGGCCGGGTAAGTTTCAGGTTTCCCAAATGCATCTACTTGCACCCATTTCTTGTCGTCCCAAGTTACCGAGTCATCAACCATCTGCCTTACTTTAGTCAGCTGATCTTTTCGAGATTGAGGATAGATCGTTTTGTCGATCCAATTCTTGAATGTTAGGTCAGTGTCAGCTGGTAAAGGGGTAAAATGCTTCGCCACGTATTTCTTCACGAAGCGAGCAAACGCACGGAATAGTTGTTTGTCTCGTGGTAACGATTTCACCGCCATACGCTTCCGAAACGACGCCTCTAGAGTAGGAGCGTGTTGGGGGCATGCGTGTGGATACGCTGCGCCAATATAGTGAGGTCCCAGGGACGATTGGACGATAGGGCGCGCTCTAACGTCCTGGACTTCTTTGTAAGTAACTACCGCCCCGTCCCGAGTCGGGCCGAGCGCAGGTAGTGGAACTTCGCCAATTCGGTATCCATACTTGTGGACACGCCGGCGTC